CGAACAGCCCGGAGCCAGACATGGAAGCACGCAACTTCAACAGCGATTGGGATTATCAGGACGCACTGCATGGCGCGGACATTCTCGAAAGCGCAGCCGGTGAAGAATTTCAGCGCGAAGAGGAAGAGGCGCTGCAAACCACTGGCGCTGGCCACCTGATTGAGCCTGAAGACCTGTGGAAGGCGCTGTGCTGGAAGCCGGAATTCCGCGCCATCCGGGATCAGGTAATCAGCGAAATGATGGATGCCGAGAAATTCCGCGCCGCTGCCCGTGAGTTTCTGGAAGCCGAAGCCAAAGACCGGATGGAGCCGTAAGCCATGAGCATTGCCCGACTGATCGAAATTCAAACCCAGCAAGCCATGGCTGACGCCAAGGTCATCATGCACGAAAACGTGACCATGGATACCTGCGAGAGCGTCCGCAAAGAGTGGCACGGGCGCTACCTGCAAGCAGAAGCCGAGCATGGCCCGCAAAGCCTTCAGTGCATGCTGATTAACCGGGCTGATGCGCTGATTAACGCAGCGATTGCGGCAAAGGTTGGCGGCCAGTGGCCGGCACCCAGCCCTCTGCTGATCTACCCACAAGCACCCCGGAGGGCAGCATGAACCGCTACTGGAACATCATTCTCGCTGGCTTCGCCCTGCTCTCTCTCGCTGCCATCTACTGCATGGCTGGGGAAATGGATTACCAGGACGCGAAGGCCGAGGAGTCGGACTACTGCTGGCGCGTACAGAGCGGCGTGATTCGCCACTGGAACACAAACATTGATTGCCCGGCTATGCCGAGGCAAATGGCAGGAGTTGAACATGAATGAGCGCTATGCATTTCCGGGTCCCAACTGGACGGTAAATCCTCGTGGCGAAACTGAGGCTGACCAGCCAGGCATGACACTGCGCGACTACTTCGCGGCAAAGGCTATGCAAGGCCTCCTAACTGGCAGTGATGGTGGCTACGAATGGAGCGGCGCAGCAGAGGATGCATACAGGATGGCCGACGCCATGCTCGCCGAACGAGAACAAACCCAACAACAGCGCTGATCTGTTGTTTTACGGGCCACCCGGCCCTTTTTATTCAAGGAGTGGAGCATGAAGAAATACACCGTAGAGAAGACGCTTTATTTCGCTGACCGAGATAAAGGATTGCACGTGGCGAGCGATGAACCGAAGGGCACAGACCTCATGGAAAACGTCACGACTCTCTTGGGGCGAGGAATGCTGGAGCTGGTCGCCAAAGATGACGGCGGCGAGTACTTCAAGACCACTCATGCCGGGAAAGTGCGCCTTCTTGAGCTGCAGATTCAGTGGCGCCGCCAGAACGGCAAGGACACTGATTTGCACGAAGAAAAGCTGGCCGCCCTGAAGGCGGCGTAGGAGCAGAGCATGAATGCGATTGCACCCATACAGAAGTTCCAGCAGGAGATACAGGCTCAACATGAAGAGCTGAAGTCCATCCTGCCTGACCACCTTCCGGTGGAGCGATTCATCAAGACCGCGATGATTGCCATCCAGAGCAACCCTGACCTGCTGAATGCTGACCGTCAAAGCCTTTTTACTAGCCTTCAGCGCTGCGCAGGCGATGGCCTTGTGCCGGACAACAGGGAGGCAGCACTGGTTCAGTTTAATACCAATATCGGCACTCGGGACAACCCGAACTGGGTCCAGAAAATCCAGTACATGCCAATGGTGGATGGAGTGCTCAAGCGCGCTCGCCAGTCTGGCGAAGTCTCCGTAATAACGGCCCGCGCCGTTCACCAGAACGATCAGTTTGATTACTGGGTGGACGAAGATGGGGAGCACCTGAAGCATCGCCCGAATTTTGCCGGCGACCGTGGCCCCATGATCTTGGTTTACGCCATGGCAAGGATGAAGACCGGGGGCGTAATCGTTGAGCCAATGACCATGGCAGACGTTGAGAAGGTGCGCTCCGCCAGCAAGACCGGCGCTTACGGCCCCTGGAAAGACTGGTTTGAGCGCATGGCCCTGAAGTCCGCCCTTCATCGTCTGGCCCGCCGACTGCCGAACAGCAGTGAAATCATGGAAATGCTCGGCAATGACAACTGGATGTATGACTTCAGCAACCGGAAAGAGCGGGACATTTCATCGCGTGACGCCGACCAGCCGCAATCCCTGCCGCATTACCCCGCAGAGGACTTTAAAGCCAACTTCCCGAAATGGGCGCAACTGATCCAGGCGGGCAAGAAGTCCGGACAACAGATCATCGACATGGTGGCCAGTAAGGCACCGCTGACAGAAGAACAGGCCCAGCAGGTGCTGGCCGTGGAGCAAGGGGAATAACCATGCAGATTCAAAACGTCACCCAGGGCAGCCCGGAATGGAAAGCCTTGCGCACCAATCACAACACCGCCAGCGAAGCGTCGGCGATGATGGGCAAGAGCAAGTACCAGACCCGCTCTGCCCTGCTGGAGCAGAAAGCCATCGGTATGGCCGAGGAAGTGACCCCGGCCCAGCAGGCCATCTTTGACCGCGGGCATGCTGCTGAAGCTGCTGCGCGGCCTATCGCTGAAGAAATCATTGGTGAAGAGCTTTTCCCGGCCACTGCACTGGATGATGACGGCGTGCTTCTGGCCAGCTTCGACGGCGTGACCATGCTGGGAGACGTTATCTGGGAGCACAAGCTGATCAACGACGCGCTGCGCTCCGCAACTGTGGATACCCTGGACGAGCATTACAAAATCCAGATGGATCAGCAGTTGCTGGTGAGCGGTGCCGAAATATGCCTGTTCATGGCCAGCGACGGCACCACCGAAGACTGCAATCACTTCTGGTACACCACCACACCAGAGCGCTTGGCCGCTATCAAATCCGGCTGGGATCAGTTCAACGCCGATCTGGCCGAATACCAGCCGAAGGCGAAAGAGCAACCGGCTACCGGTGCCACCACTCAAGACCTGCCGGCAGTATCCGTTCAGGTAAGCGGCGATCTGTCCATCGTGGATAACTTTGATCGTTTTGAGGCTGAGCTCAACGCCTTCATTGAAGATCGCCTGATCCGTGACCCAAAAACCGACCAGGACTTTGCCGACCTGGACAACCAGGTGAAGCAGCTGAAGAAGGCGGAAGACGCCCTGGACGCCGCCGAAGCGCAGCTGCTGGCCCAAGTTGAAGCAGTGGAGAGCGCCAAGCGCCGCAAGGACATGCTGCACAAGCTGGCCCGCGACAACCGCCTGATGGCCGAGAAGTTGGTTAAAAGCCAGAAGCAGGCCATCAAGCTGGAAATTGCCCAGCAGGGCAAGCAGGCCGTCGAAGACCACGGCGCCAAGGTGCAGGCCACACTGGAAGGTTACACCCTGCCCCGCGTCCCCACTGACTTTAACGAGGCCATGAAGGGCAAGCGCACCATCACCACCCTGCAGGATGCAGCGGACAACGAAGTAGCCCGCGCAAAGATTGCAATCAATGAAGCTGCCGACCTGATCCGCGCCAACGCCAAGATCATTGCCGAGGCTGGTTACGAATTCCTGTTTGCCGACCGGCAGCAGCTGGTGACAGCTGAGCCCGCGCACCTGAAGACCATTGTTTCTGCTCGTATCGCTGAGCACAAAGAGAAAGAGCGACAGAAGGAAGAGGCCCGCCGCGAGCAGATCCGCAAGGAAGAGCAGGCTAAGGCAGAGCGTGAAGCGCAGCAGAAGGCTGATGCCGAGAAGGCCGCTCAGCAGGCCAAGGAAACGCCCAAGCCTGAACCGGCAGCAGAGCAGCCGGCACAGGTGAAAAGCGAGCCCCGCGCCGAATACAAGGCCAAGGAAGATCCGATTCGACCCAGCGACCAGGACATTCTGCGCGCCATCGCTGCCGAGTTTCAGGTGGACGTGCACACCGCCGCCGCCTGGGTGCTGGAAATGAATCAGCAGGAACTGGAACGGGTCGCCTAATTCATGGGCCCAGCGGGCGGTGGGCAACACCCGCAGCCAGGGCGCCCGGCTCCTTGCCCCCTCTTAACCACGGAAGGCCGTGGGGATAGCCAAAGGCGCGAGGGGAGCGAATCTCGG